AGTAAAAATAGGTATTTCAAATATCAAAGCAGCAGGTAGTGTAAATGGTACTGATTATGGTACATTCACATTAGTTGTAAGAACATATTCTGATACAAATAAGAAAAAAGTAGTATTAGAAACATATTCAAATATAAACTTAGACCCTAATTCTCCAAACTATATTAGTAGAGTAATTGGTGATAGAAAAAGAACAATTGCATCAGATGGTAAAATTTCTGAAACAGGTGATTGGGTGAATAATTCAAAATATATTAGAATTAAAAACTTAAATGAATCAGCACCAGTTCAAGCAGTACCATTTGGTCACGCAGCATATCAATTACCTATTTCAGCATCAGCTGGTGTAGGAGCTTTGATTCCTGCAGTAACATTTGTAAGTTCTTCATCAACTGTATTTGGTGGTATTGATTTAGATGGTAACACAGATAACTCAATTTATATTAAACCAATTCCAACAGGAGCAGGTGCAGGTTCTAATTCAGTATTTGGTTTAGACGCATCAAATGGTGGTACATTATCAGTAGGTGATACAACTGCACAATTCGTAGTAGCATTTCAAGAAGGGTTTGATGGTATGAATCCAACAACTCCAATTTATACTGGAACAAATATAATTGCAGGTAACTCACAAGGATTTAATTTATCAACTTCATTATCTTCAGGTTCGGTTGCATATGGTAAACACATATCTGCATTATCTAACGCTGATGAATTTGATATCAATATGGTTGTAACTCCAGGTGTTATTAGGAGATTACATTCTTCGGTAGCAACTTCAGTTTTAGACATGGTTGAACAAAGAGATGATTGTTTCTATATTATGGATACAAATGCAGCAGATGACACAATAACACAAGCTACAACACAAGCAGACGCAATAGATTCAAATATGACGGCAACTTACTACCCATGGGTTAAGACAATTGATGTTAATACAAACAAATTAATTTCAGTTCCACCTTCAGTATTACTTCCAGGTGTATTCGCAGCAAACGATAGAGTAGCAGCTGAGTGGTTCGCACCAGCAGGTTTGAATAGAGGTGGTTTAGTAGGAGCAGTTAGTGTAATAAATAGATTAACACAATCTGAAAAAGATACTTTATATGAAGGAAAGGTAAACCCAATCGTTCAGTTCCCAGGACAAGGTATCGTAGTATTCGGACAAAAAACATTACAAGATAAACCATCTGCATTAGACAGAATTAATGTTAGAAGATTATTATTAACTGTTAGAAAATACATCGCATCTACTTCAAGATATTTAGTATTCGAACAAAACACTTCAGAAACAAGAAACAGATTTTTAAATATTGTTAACCCTTATTTAGAATCAATCCAACAAAGACAAGGTTTGTACGCATTCCGTGTTGTAATGGATGATTCAAATAATACTCCAGATGTAATTGATAGAAACATTATGAAAGGTGCTATCTTTTTACAACCAACAAGAACCGCTGAATTCATTCAAATTGATTTCAACATCTTACCAACTGGAGCAACATTTAACGGATAATTTAAGAAATAGATATTTATATAAAAGAATTAAAAAATAAAGTAAAATGCCAGAAATATTAGAGTTTGATAAAATTTTCTATAAGAACTTTGAACCGAAGTTAAGTAATAGGTTCATTATGGAAATTAACGGTATAGAATCGTATATCATTAAAACTGCAAGTAGACCTACATTCACATCGGAAGTTGTTGAATTAGACCATATTAATGTAAAGAGAAAGATTAAAGGAAAGTCTACATGGGATGATATAAACATCACTCTATACGACCCAATTGTACCATCAGGTGCACAACAAGTAATGGAGTGGGTTAGACAATCACATGAATCATTAACAGGTAGAGATGGATACGCTGCATTCTACAAAAAAGATGTAACATTCTATATCTTAGGCCCAGTAGGTGATAAGGTAGAACAATGGACTTTGAAAGGTGCATTTATTTCTCAAGCTAACTTTGGTGATTTAGATTGGAGTTCAAACGACCCAGTTGCAATCGAATTAACATTATCATATGATTACGCTATCTTAGAATTCTAATTTAGACTAAAAATAATAAACAAAAGGGATACCCACAAAGTATCCCTTTTTATTTTTTTAAAAAGTGTATATATATTATTAAACACAAAGTTATATTATTTATGGAACAAAACATAGAACAACAAGTTACAAGAGGGTTAGGTACACAACCAACTCAAACACAAAAATCATTCGCATTCCCAACTGAAATTATATCATTGCCTTCAAAGGGATTGGTATATGCAGAAAGTAACCCACTTGCAAAAGGAGAGATTACAATCAAATTAATGACTGCAAAAGAAGAGGATATTATTACAAATCAAAATCTAATTCGCAAAGGATTACATTTGGATAAGTTATTAGAATCAGTAGTAGTTGAACCAGGAGTAAACATTAATGATTTGGTATTAGGTGATAAAAACGCAATCTTAATTTCATCTAGAATATTAGCATTTGGTACTGAATACGATGTAACAGTTAATGACCCTGCAGATAACGAACAGGTGAATGTTACAATTGACTTATCTAAAATTAAGATAAAAGAAGTTGACGAATCTAAATTAAATAGAGATAACGAATACGAATTTATACTTCCAAAATCAAAAACACCAATTAAGTTTAAATTATTGACACATGGTGATGAGATTGCAATTGCAAGGGATATTGAAGCATCTGAAAAAACTTTAAAACAAAGTAACGAAATTACAACTAGATATAGAAGACTTATTATCGAAGTAAATGGAACAAGAGATATTGGATATATAAATAGTTTTGTTGCAAATCAGTTATTAGCAGCAGATTCAAAAGCACTTAGAAAACATATATCTGAAATTACTCCTGATTTAGATTTAACATTTGATTATGAATCGTTGATTACGGGTGAAACGGAGGCACTTCGTATACCTTTTGGGGTTGACTTTTTTTACCCTGCCGATTAATTACTCTACTTTATTACATCAAAAGTTATTTCAATTACTCTACTATGCAAATGGTGGATTCAATTGGACAGACCTATATACCATGCCTATTAAGTTTCGAGAGTTCTACTTTAGAGAATTATTAAAGACCAAAGAAGAGGAGAAAAAATCAGCTGAAAGGGTATATAAATCAAATAATCCATCATCTAAAGCTAGAAAGAGGTAAATTGAAATAATGTTATATTTATATAAGATAAATCAATACATATGCGTAAAAAAATATTAGTTAGAGAAGCCGGTTTAATGGATTTTTTCAAAAGTTTTTTCCAAGCGAAAGCTGACGGAAGAGAAAGTCAATGGCTTCAGAAACTTCGTAAAGCTGACCCTGATTTAGCAGATATATGGTCTGACTACGATGATAAGTTGTCAAAAAGTATGCAACAACAAAAAAGAGATTTACAATCATTGGGATTAGATACTAGTCACATAGATGCAATGATAAAAAAATACGGATTAAAAAACGCCTAATTTAATTACAATTGGCTAAAAGTAAAACATATTCAAAAGGTAAAGGGTCTGGCTCGGATAGACGATTGGAAGATTTAGAAGAGCAATTGGCCAAAGGCATATCCGAAGGTAAATCAGCTGAATCCTTAAAGAAGATACAAGATGCAATTGATAAAATAAATAGTAATTTAAAAAAATCAATTGCAAATATAGATGAATTTTCATCAGGAGTACAAAGTTTGGGTGTATTTGTAGGTAAATCTAATAAGTTATTTCAGGCAATGAATTCACTTTCCGATGGAATGTCGGTATCTATGAAATCAATATCAGATGTGATGAGTGGCCCGGCTTTATCTGGTGCAACAAATTTCAAAAAACAAGTAGTTAAAACAACAGATGCATATAAAGGTTTAGGAAATGCAATAGCAGTTAATACAAAAAAATTAGTTAAACAACAAATAACACAATCACAATATAATCAAGCTATATTAGATGGGTATGAAGATATGGAAGAACAGCTTGATAGATTGAAGGGTCAAATGGAGGGAATGACTGCTGCACAATTGAGAAGTGCACAGGTAGTAAAAAGAACACTTGAAAATGAAAAAGAAAGACTAAAAGCATTTGCAGCTGCCGCTGAAAAAAGTAAAAAGAATTTGGAAGGGATGGGGTTTGCATTAGAGACTGCAGCATCAGCCGGTATTCCGGCTATG